ATAATTTCACCTTCCCAGTCTTCTTATTATATTCTTTATGTCTAAGAATATGTGCAACTCTAGCTTGTTGTAGAGCCTCTTTCTTAGTATAACCTTTAGCCTTATAAGCTCCAACAACGATTTTCCATAGGTCTAAAAGGGGTACATTAGTATACCTCTTAATCATTTTCTCAGCAGTTTTAACTCCCACATTTGGTAGTCCTGAGTACCCATCGGTACTATCTCCCGCTAAGGTTTGTATCATAAACCAATAGTCAGCTAATCTTTGAGGTATATTTTCAACTGTTTCACCATCTCTACTAACCTTAGCAGGAATTTGTCTCATATCTTTATCAATAGAAACAATAATCCTATCTTCTGTAGGGTGTGGTTCAGTTGCCATTATACCCATAACATCGTCAGCTTCTAAATTTTTCCACATAGCTCCATTATGTTTTTTCATAATGTATTCACGCAGAACATTTAAAACCATCGGCTTACGTCTTTGTTTACGATTATCTTTATAACTTGGAAGAATATCTTTACGAAAATTATTCTTATCAGTTAAAGCACAAACATAATTGTCAGCTTCAAAGGTAGAACCCAACTCATCTATGTGAGAATCTACTTCAAACTTACATTTCTTTTCATCACAATGTAGTGTCCATAAACCATCACCCCAATGTGTATTCACTTCATTCGCTGTGGCTATCTTATATATTAATATGTCGCCATCTATTAACAGTACCTTTTTTTTCATATATCCTTTCCTCATATTATTTGATTTAATAAATCTTCTTTTGGTATGATGTGTCCTTTAGAAGTATAATTATCTCCCCCTACTTTTTTAGGGTACTTCGTCATTAATTTTTTCAGTATTTTTACTGAGATATAAACATAAGTTTGTAATTCACGATTTTCTTTCCATAAACAAAACGCCCAAACATCAGCGTCAGTAGTTATAATACCTGAGTCTTTCCCTCTACTTTCTGTTTCTACATATATATTACCTGTCTTCTGACATAACCTGTCAGCCTTAACTTCTACTTTAACATCTTTACCTTCTAGTATTGATTTAGATTCTCTCTCATATTTTTCCCCAAAGGGTAAATCAGTGAGAAAACTATTCTTCGGTGCTATATAATCGTAACCTTTATTTATATTTTTCATTAATGTGTTTCACTCCAATTATTGCCTATTTTATATTGTCCAGTTAAAGGTAATCTTAAATTGAAGTGCTTTCCAGTACGTTCAATAGATTCTACAGCTAACTTTCCGATTTTATCTGCGTCTTCTTCAAGACATTCAACTTGTATTTCATCGTGTACCCAAACAACTTGTTGAACATCAGTGTATTCTTTAACAGCTTTGTTAAACTCAACCAACCACTGCTTACAAATTATAGCTCCTGAACTTTGTAAAAGTGAATTAAGTGCGGCGTGTATTGAACGAATTTTAATTTGTCTTTTATCAAGACCAACTAAATATCCTCTCTCAGCCGCTTGTTGTACTTGCTCTAATAACTTACTCAAAGCAGGAAGATTATTTAAAAATCTTTCTCGTATCTTCTTAGCTTCTTTCATTGTCTTGCCTGTTACTAACGCAATCTTTTTTACACCACCACCATAAAGGAAGCAGTAGTAAAATCTTTTTGCAAGGTCTCTTGAATCTAACCCTGCTAATTCTTTTGTTTCAGTATGTATATCACCATTTAAAACTACTTTAGCATACTCACCTTCATCAAACTTAGACATAAAGTGTGCTAATAATCTAACTTCTAATCCTGATATATCTATACCAACTAATTTTTTTCTTTCAGGAACAGTAAATAAACTTCTACATTCTTTTCCATAAGGGACACCAACACTAGGTACTTGTCCTAAGTTTGGGTGTGAATGACTTGCACGAGCTGTGACTGTTGAATTAGTATTACAAGTTCCGTGTATTCTACCATTAAATTCATTCTTTAACCACGCTTGAGCTCCTGTTGCTAACTGTCCTATTCTTTTATCTAATAAAAAATGTTCACATAAAACTTTTGCTTCAGGATATGGAAGACTTGCTAAAACAGTTTCATCTAATTTAGGTTTACCATCATTTGTATATTCTTGAGGTTTCCATTTATGTCTTTCAATTAATCTATCCGCTATGTGATGTCTTGAACTAGGATTAAAAGTAATTGTTTTTTCTTTATAAAAAGTTTCACCTTTAACATATCCTCTAGCTTTGTTATTAACTTTAGGTATAAATGGTGTGCGTTCTAATTTAGGTAGAAACAATTTTTGTAAATCATCTTCTAGTTCTAAACGTCTAGCATTTAATTTAGAATATAATTTAACTGCTTCCTCTTTATTAAACATAAAACCATAACGCTCTTGTTTAAATATTAGAGTTGCTACTTCGTGTTCTAACTCCATCGCCTGACAAGAATAACCGCTACGTTCTATAGTTTTATATAAAGTATCAGTCACTTCAACATCTTGAATACAATAATCCAACATCTCAGGACTATATTCTTTCCAGTCAGTCTCAAAGGCTTCCTTGTACTCGCCCACCCTATATCCCCACGCTTTCAAGCTGTGTCGTCCTATACAATTAGTAGGGAAGCCCTGTCTTTTAAAGTCTCGTTCCTTTACATCAGGATAAAGTAAACGAGTAGCTACTATTGTATCAAAAACCTTTCCTTTAGGTTTAAAGTTATAAAACTTTTCTAGGACTGGAATATCAAATTTAATAATATTGTGTCCAATAATTAAATCTGATTTTTCTAATTCTTCTATTGCTTTATTATTCTCTAATTTTAAAATTTCATTAGTATCAATATCTTTTAATACTATACAATGTATTTTAGTGCATTGATTTAAAAAACCATCTGTCTCTATATCAAAAACATATTTCATTTTTTTAACTTACCTCTTGTTAAATCTTCTATTTCTTGTGTGTGTACTGATTTGTCATATTCTCTATCTAGCTTTTCTGTCTTCAACTCTTTTTTCAAAATTTCAATTTCACTATGCATCTTTCCATTCATCGTTTGATGTTTTCTAGTGATAGCATTTAATTCCTCTACTCGTTCTATCCTATGACCTATTGAAGTTCTTAAATCACCATTCTCTTTTTCTAATTCTTTAACCTTCTGAGTTAATACTTCTATCTGCTTGGTTAAATCTAAATCTCCTCTATCATCACTCATTTCTTTATATCCTTATCATTTTCTTTATTACACTACGGGGATAAATATTTCTGTCACCAAATTCTATTTCTCCTTCTTCTATAAAATAACTTGCAAAAGAATATACATAATCAGCATCTTTATTAAATATCCAACACTCAGTATGCACATCAGCACACCTCATTTTAATAAATTCATTTTCAGTAGCTAAAGTTGAATCACCAACAATATCTTCCCATATAATTTTATATTTATAATATCTTTTCTTACCAACTATAAGAGGTTCACTTGGTTTCTTTTGCATTTAAAATATAATCTCCATAAGTAAATAAAGTGTGATAAAAACAAACATCATAAACAGCATTTTATCAAAAGGAAAATTTTTCATTGTAATGTATGTAATCTCACTTCTACTCTCCAAGCCGCCATCTCTCCATTCATAGCCATATTTAAAAGAGCATCTTCCATCATATGTGCGGTGTTTTCTTTAGCAACATCTAAAAAAACTTTTTTCTGATATTTTTTTGCTTTACCTACAGCTTCTAAAACATAAGCAGTCCACTCCATCGCTTCAGTCTTTTTAAAAAGTGGTTTAAAATTCATCAGACACATCTCCTTTAACTTCACTTAAACAACCTGTACTTAAATCATAATAAAGATTACAAGCGTGTCCTGTTTCACCTGAAAATCTATTCTTTAAAATATTTACTTGAGCAAGATTATTTTTAGCTTGTAAATTTCTATTCATTGAAATAATTATATCGGATAGTTGAGCAATACTTTGACTACCTCGTAACGCATTTAAACCAACATTCTTTCCATCTTCAAAACCTTTATCTCCTTCTGAACGTCTAAGATGTGAAACTAATATTAAACCAATACCAGTTTCTTCTACTAGCGTTCTTAATTTTTGAACAGTATAATCAATTAACTTTCTTTCGTCACTTGTATGTGCATCACCTAATGCTGACAATGCCATATGTAAATGGTCAAGGATTACAAAATCTACGCCACACGCTTTTGCTAAGTATCTTATTTTAGATAATAAATTATCAGCAAGAGTGCTACCAAAATGATTGTAGAGATAAAATTTCCCATTACCAACCGTTGTCTTAAAAACATTTTTAAGTTCGCCTTCATTTGTTCCTTCTCTAGTTAGATGTAAAGGTTTTTTAAGAGCTACACCCATAATGCCCAATGCACTACGCTTAACGCTCTCTTCTAAAGCTATATAACCTACACTAAATTCTTTTTTTAATAGATGTAATGCAACGTGTCTACAAAATGAACTCTTACCTATACCTGTACCTGCGGTAATCGTAACCAGTTCACCTTTTCTTAACCCGTGTGTTTTTGTATTTAAACATTCAAATGGGTAATTAACACTTACATAAGTATCTTCTTTTTTAATTTCATTCCATAAATCTGCACCTAAAACTATTCCATCAGGTCTATATGATTTACTAGACCATATACAATCTACTAATTCTCTAGTCTTATTAGCTAATAACATTTCATTAGCGTCCTTTAAAGGTAGACTACATATCTTAGCTTTATTAGGTGAGAATAATTTTGCACATTCTATAGCTCCTTGTTTACCTTGTTCATCTTGGTCAAACATTAGGACTACTGAATCAAATCCTTCTAAAAATTCTAACTCTCTTTGAATATCTTTTTTAGCTCCTTGTGCTCCACTCTTAACACTTACTACTGGAAATTTATTTGAATTAATTTTACTAACGCTAAGGCAATCTATTTCTCCCTCAGTTAC